ATTTCCGTAGACGTTTCATGTAAGTTTGGATGTGTCTTTTATTTAAACTCATTAACCCATTCTTAGTTAAAGGTACGTATTTAGTATCATAAGTAAGCGTAACAAATAGAGCAGTTTCAGAGCGCTCGCCCTCTTTCATCAACCTAAAAGACCATCCAGATGTTCTCCGTTTCATACAGTTGGGACATTTACCACAAGGTAGCGCCATCCATTCAGTAGTAATTTTATCTCGAACTTGAAACGGAGTAATACACCTGGTAGACATTAAATAGTAGGAGTACCGTATTTAGGCATAGGACGCACAGCCTTAATCTTGTTTAATACGTGACAATACAATTTTTGAGCCTCTGGGTCAGTAACAGCAAATATACGATTAGTATCTTCAGGAGTACACTCAACAAACTCTTGAGATAATGTAGGCTCTGATGCGAAAATACGACCTAAGTGCCAATAATCTAACGAAGTACGGAAATCACCAGCTACTCTAGAAGGCATATATTTATATTCAGCATAACGAGGAACATAACCAAACGTATCATTTTGATTGTTAGTATAAGCATACAACTCTTGAACCTGAACCTCTTGTTCACCAATATTAGCAAATGAAGGCCAGAAGAAATCCAAAGGATCCAATTTTAAGAAAGTACGAGGAATACCTTGTTGATAAGCAGTCTTAGGCATAACAGACATAATACCAATAATATAACCATGTTCTTCACAATAATAAGAACCAGATTTTCCAGAGGAAACAGAAATACCATGACCAGCCATATTACCTTGAGGTAATTGGTCTACAGTACCAGAAGTATTTAATACTTCACTAATGACAACTGGAGATTTGACACCACAGATATACTCAGGACGTTGTAAACGAGCATCAGAAGATTTTACTCCAAAATGAGATAAAATACTTTCAATATATCGAGTACCTCCACGAGCATTTTTTTCTAACCATTCTTGTAAACGATAAGCACGACGTAAATCATTAATAGTAGTAGGTTCAACTTCTAAACCACCAGTAGCAGCAAATAAATCTGTAGAAGTAGTAGGACTATTTGAACCAGGAACCACAACTGAATAAGGAGTTCCAGTTAATGTAGTAGGTGTAACAGAAGATGAATCCCTATAAATAGGAGCATTATCTTGAATTTGTCCTAAAGGAATATCAACTGCTGCACCTTTTTGTGCAAAAGGTAAAGCGGCAGTAAAATAATCATGCTCCCATGCACGGTTTCTAAGTGTCATTAACCGAGCAACATCAGCACCAGATAAAGCATTTTCTCCATCACGTAATTTATAATCAGTAGCAGGAATAAGATTTTCATCTCTATAATATTCATTCCAAATAGCTTGATAAGCAGCAAATGGCAAAGCATTTAATTTTGTCAAAGTACCACCTGAACCAATAGGAGGAACTCCCATATAATCCAAGAAACGTAAATATTGAGAACCTGCATAAGTGCTATCAATAGTAACACGAGGAGGAACTATAGTAACATCTGTACCTACAGGACCATTATTAGTAATATAACGCTCCCAATTATCCCAAAGAATACGATTAGGAACAAAGAAATAATGCATAGTAACATCCATGCGATGCATAACTGGAGCGACCATAGGAGCAAATCGAATAATCGATTCACAAGATAAATCAAACTTATCACCAGGTACACATTCTAAAGTAAGAATAGGAGTAAGTTCTCCCATGTTGGCAGATAACTTAACATCATGAGTTAAATCAAAGAAATTTTTCTTTGGTTTTTTTAACTGAATAGAATTAAAGATATTCTTCATAATTATAAACGGATACCACCGCGTGACATGTAGTAAGTACGTGAAACCTTTCTCTTGCCGTAACCTTTACGACCGTAGGACTTACGTCCTTTGTAACCTCTACGATTTCTCATTTTCTGATTGTTTAATATGAAACATTGTTATTTGTAATAATCCACAAATCGAATCCAACCTGGAAGCTACCAGGGATTTTTGATCATCTTTTAATTCCATATTCTCTATGGTTTTAATAGACTCTTGAATATACTCTATAAATTTTTCCATTATCTAAAAGATTTAATAAGTGAACCGATACCAGGTATAAGACCTCCTATACCTCCAATAGTTTTTAATATTTGATTTAAATCTAAATTTTGAGATTCAAATTGTTTAATCAGTTTTTCAAATCCTTTAATATCACCATCAATAACCATATTTTTTATCTCTTGTTGCACTTTAGAAATTTGCTCTTGTGTAAGATTAGTACTAGTAGATGTTTGACGTATATTAGCTCTCATAGCATCAAGAGACATTTTTAATAAATCACCTTGATTTTTTACTTCAAATTCAGATTTTTGATTTTGAAGATTTTTAGAAATACCTTCATACATTTTTATTAATGAATCCTGTTTCATTAATACATTTTGTTCCTTTAAATTATCAATTTGAGCGCTTTTAAGCTTAGTATCATAATATTGAGTAAGAGCCATATTAGCGGCACCGCCAAGATCAATTTGAGGAGGAGTAGGATTATACGATTGAAGACTAGAAGACCTGACCACAGGAGAATTAGACATTTGACCATATATAAGATTAGGGTTTAAACCGGCTTCTTTAAATCGAGCCATTTGAGAAGATGGAGAATTATAAGCATTTTGCATATTCCAATCAGCAAGAGCATCAGCTCTTTGCTTTTCATACATCTCTTTTGAATAACTTAACTGAGATTGATTAGCTGAGGATGTAGACCCAGCATTTATTAAGCCTCCTAATAAGGAAGCTCCACCAGATATAAGTGAAGGCGCTAAAGACGCCAATGTTGTGCCACCGACGGCGGCACCAGTAGCGGCGGCAGTACCGCCAGCAGCTGCCATAGCAGCAGGAATTAAGAATGCAGGCATATCTTAGTTTTTTTTTGTTTTTTTTGACACATTAAAAATAGTGTTTTTATTTCGTTTTTAACTACACTACGTTCCGTTCTTTACTCAAATATAACACTTTTTTTTAAATTAGTGTCAATTAGCACTAATATATCAAGGTACATTAGTGCATATCGCCCCTTATCGGGGCTTTTGACGGACAGAATCCAGGGCAAAGCCCTTACGATTCCGTCTCGTCGATTTTTTCCAACTTTTCCGAATTTTCCAAACGGTTTTCCACATTGTTTATGACTTTTTTTCTATGTTTTTCAAACGTAGTTTTTACTTGATCTTGCAAATCTGCAATCTCTGTTAGATCTAATGTTTTATAATCTGGCATAGTATCATCTTCATCATAATACTCATCTAGGCGACCGCCAATAGGGAGACCCCTAGAATATCGTTCTAATATAATACGAATAGACATAGTTTGGTCAGGAACAGTCATAGAAGGTTGAGTAAAAGTTTTATAAACTTTCTCAAACTCATTTGCATTTAAGGAATTTTTAATTTTCATATTTTATCTAATTTATCTCTACCCATCTGAGTATTTTTATACATTTTTTCAAAAGAATTTGCATGCCTTTCTACTAATACTTTTTCAGCATATTCACCAAATTCTTGAACTAACTCTAATTCAGCTTTAATAGCTTCATCGGACATAATAACTTTTAAATGATTATTAATAAGTAACTTTTGAGTCTCGGAATATAATTTGTCTTTATAATATCTAGGCATAGCAATTTTTTTACCATCTACCATAGGCACATACATACGATTTAATAAATCGTTTTTATGCCATTTATTAATATTATCAGTAAGATAATTAGCACCTAAACCTTTTGACATAAGACTAAATTCCTTTAATCTATCATCATTTCTATGTTTAGGAATTTTACCAGGCTTCTGCATATACTTTAAAGTATACCCTATAGAAGCCTCATTAACTCCGCCAATATATATAGTACCAAAAGGCACATACCCACAACCAGCTTTATACTCGCTCCAGGCTCGTTCGACTTTTTCAGCATCAGCATTAAATATAATCATATGATAATGAGGGCGGTCTCTTTTAGAACCATATTCACCACAGACATAATACTTTAGTTTTTTATCGGATAATTTCCGTAGACGTTTCATGTAAGTTTGGATGTGTCTTTTATTTAAACTCATTAACCCATTCTTAGTTAAAGGTACGTATTTAGTATCATAAGTAAGCGTAACAAATAGAGCAGTTTCAGAGCGCTC